CGTGCGCCTGAGTTCAGCTCGTGGAAACTGGCGACGTATGAGCAACTGCAAATGATTCAAGATGCAACGATGGCACGTCACAATCTCATGTCATCGTTACACATCGGATTTCATAACGGCACTGCAGCACTGCCAATGCTTGTTGACACATTACTACATTGGCAAGAGCGTTGCCTTCTGAAGTACGATAACGATGGGTACGAACTCATAAAAGGCCCAGAATCAGTCTTCAAAGCTCGACTCAATTCTCTCACACAAGGCGACATACTTCCTTACTCGTCGTATAGTCGCACGATTGACAAGTTGAAAGCCAAAGAAGCCAAATTGGGCGGCACATCAATGACAGATGAACTTGATATCATTGCCCGCACAACGACGAACATTCACGATGCTGCCGAATTGTTTGGACTGATAAAAATATCAGGTCATCCAATTGTCTACGCTGAGAAATCAGCAGCATCCGTGAAGAAAGAGGCAATACCATTCGGAACTCACCGTCCGTACCACATACGTCAGGCAACCAGGATGTTCAAACATATCACGCTCAGCGGGTATATTAATGCTCACCAGTCGTGGCCACCGATGGAATGTTTACCGCAACGTGGAAGTGAACTCCGTCGCCATATGAACAACCGAGTAACATCTCTCCCGCTTGACTCGTATCCGTTACACGAAATCGATGCGATAGTCTTCAAACAGTTCATTGAATTTGACTATTCCGATGACTACCTCAAGTTTCTCGACGACAAGGCCATATCCCCTGGTGCAAGCCAGATCGGAAAATTTTGGTTCGGAGGACCTCAGGATGAGACACGTCGGCTCCTAGCTAAGATCATCCAAACGAAGAAGTTCAGCACGAGGGAATTGGTCGAGCGACTTCGTCACGGAAAATTCACGGAAGACGAAAGGGTGGTCGAACTAACCCAGAAAGAACGTGAGTTGAAAAACGCAGCTCGCTGCTTTTGCAAACTACCCTATCAAGTGAGAACGTTCTTCACACTGACTGAGTACAATATTGGCGAGCACTTTATGTCCAAATACATGCCGCAACAGACCATGACAATGTCGGCCGCTGATACGAAGAAGCGGATGTATAATATGGTTAAACCGCGTCATGACGGAAAGAAACCGGTTTTCTTGGAGTGCGATTTCTCCCGATGGAATCTCAGAATGCGAAAACACACAGTCAACCCAATTGCCAATATTCTCGAAGATATCTTCGGGCTTCCAGGAGTGTTTAGCCAAGCACATGATTTCTTCACTTCTGCCACTGTAATCCTCACAGACAAACATACTCTTCCTACTGGAGCTCAACCTAATACCAGTGTTCATTCGTGGCCAGAAAGTTCGGTACTTTGGAGAGGATGTCAACGCGGTGGCTTTGAAGGAATTCAGCAGAAATTGTGGACGATATTCACAATATGTATGATGTATATCGTATTCTTTGGGATGAATGCATC